GAGGGGAGGCTATCAAATGACAGCAGGAAAGGCGATAGAGACGGCGGACGCGCTGCGGCCAAACAACAGCTTTGACCGGGAGCTGAAAATTTTATGGCTGCGGCAGAGTGACGCGGCACTGCGGCGGGCAGTGGTGAGCCGGAGCAACACCACAGACTTTGACGACGTTGGGGCAGATGTGCTGTACGACCCGGAGCAGGAGCTGCTGCGGCAGGACGCCCAGCTGCTGGCCCCGGAGCCCTATGACGACTATTACCCGCACTACCTGTGCGCCCAGATGGATGCAGCCCTGGGCGAGACAGAGCGGTATGCCAACGAGATGCAGCTGGCGAACACGGCACAGCAGGGCTTTGCGGTGTGGTGCCGCCAGCACTACCTGCCCAAGATGGCAACGAAATGGAGGTACTGAGATGAACCTGCCAAGCCTGTACAGCTTACAAAGCGGGCGGAGCATCCTGACGGCCTTTGGCGGGCTGAACGAGAGCTACGCCTGCGGGGAGGCGGAGTTTACCGAGGAGATGAATTTTTCCAGCCAGGGATACCCGGCGTTACAGACCCGGAACCCCCGGCGGAAGCTGGGAGCACTGGCCAACTGCAACGGAATGTATCACCTGAACGGGCGGCTGACCTGCACCGGGACCACCCTGACCTATGTGCAGGACGACGTGGACGGCAGCGCCGGGACCCCCTATTTTGAGCTGACCGATGCGGTGACAGACACGGCAAAGATCATGGTGGGGATGGGCACCCAAATCCTCATCTGGCCGGACGCCAAGAGCTTTGACACCAAGACCGGAAAACTGGAAGACCTGGGAGCCAGCTGGGCCCAGGGCGAGGGGACGGTGGAGGTGAGCCCCTGCGACGCAGGCGGCAAGACCTACGAGGTGGAAGAGTACGGGGCCAAGGAGCCGGAAGAACCAAAAGACGGGCTGCTGTTTTTGAAAGTGAACGATGAGGCCACCCCCTGGGCCTATGTGAGCGTGCTGGAACAGTACGACGCCAAGATGGAGAAGTGGGTGGAGATCAAGCTGGATCATGTACGGCTGACGATGCCGGGGCTGGCTGCCGCAGGGTTTAAGAAAGGCGACACCATGACCGTGAGCGGTATCCCGGACAAGGTGGAAACGTACCTGGCCGGGAATGTGAACGGCGAGATGAACATTGAGCAGCTGGACGGGGACAGTGTGGTGGTGACAGGTGTGCCCGCGCAGGAGAGCAAGGCCTATTTTGGAACGTTTGCCATCACGGCGGAGAGGACGAAGTGGACAAGCCTGGATAGCAGCGAGGCGAAGACCTTTGAGGGGGCTGCCGCAGCAGCGCAGC